CACATGGGGCGGCAACGCTGTTACGGGGATAACCGTAGACGATTCGGCGGAATACAGGTCTGCAATTTCCTGGGCCGTCGCCGCACCCGTGGAATACCGAACGTTCTGCAACCGGCATTCGATTTGCGAACCACTGTATATGGTCGCTGTGCCGGTACGACTATAGACCACGCTTTCGCTTTTGACGCTAGTTCCGTCAATGAATATTTCCGCTAACGTTGGGGAAATCACTACGGCAACGTGATACCAGGTATCATCCGACAAAAGGCTATCGGCCGTTTCCACATCTTCTGTGGGCAAACCGACATTAACGCCGCCCTGTCCCGTCAATCGAATATCGAAATAACTGCTTGATGGAGAGGCCTCGCCGACCACAAAAAGAACTTGGTCACCCGACGGCAAATGAATCGGTTTTACAAAAAACGTGATGGTGCACGAGGTCGAATAGGGAATGACCGCATTCACGCCCGAAGACACAGACGAAAACACCCCGTTCTGCTCTATACACAGCCCGCGTGTGCCGTCAACAACCCAATCGCAATCTCTCTGCTCAATGTTCGCGGCAGGCCCAAGCGTCCCGACGTTGTTCAACGTCTCGCCAAGACCTTCAGTCAGTGGCCAGTGAATATCCCACGTCACCGCCATTAGTCGGCCCCCTCAAAACTCAGGATATACCGACCGGCTCTATGGTCATAGATACCCGTCGCGTATATCTGACGCTGTTTTACCAAGTTCTCAAACAACGGACGCTGAGGACGGCTTACCAACTGCGTATCCATGCTCGGACCCAACAGATACACCCCGTCATGGCTCAGGTAGTAAATACCCCCCGGCCCGCTGCTAATCGTGTGCCCGCTCACGCAACCAAACCCATCTACCACCTTCCTCAAATCAAACGTGGTCGCGCCCGTACCCGTCAGGAAATGGATAGAATGCTCCTTGAAAATCAACAGCCCGCCATATGCAGACTTCAACCCGGTAATCTCGTCACCGCCCCCACGGTCTACCAAGATCAGGTTTATCGCCGGGAAGTCCGTGTACGCGCTCGCTTCCGAATACCTAAGCCCGCTCGGATACGAACTCGAATTGCCAAACCACAACCGGCTTGCATACACCTCTACAAACCGATGCGGGTCAACGTGGCCACGGTCCTCGTTCAACACTTCATTCGTGTTCATCGAGGTGTCAGCAATATCATCTTCATACGACGTGGTAGTGTTGTCGTTAACATCCGCGAGATAGCGGAACGTAGACCCGCCCGCGACTGTCCGGTATATGCGCCGCTGGTTCACCTGCGCATTCGCACTCACCGGGATGGATGTCAAGTTGATTTTCTTACTGGACACCGTGACCGACACTTCATCACACGCAAGCGATTCTGTGCCGTCACGGCTGTTCCGAAACGATACCCTGTACTTGTATGTGCCGTTGGGGTTACCCGCATCCCCTTCCGCCGCAGACGGCGAAGTTGACGGCGTATCAATGGTCACGCTCTGAGGCTTCTCTGCACCGTCATACTTGTAATTGACATCCAGACCGTTGCAGAAAACAAGCCGGTCTTCCAATTGCACCCAACTGAATAACGCCGATTCCCCTACCGCATCCAGACGTTTCAGGAACGTCGCTTCATCCCCCTGAATGCTGAATATTCCGCTCTTGGTACAGACAACAATTTCACGATCCCACGGCGTCTTACCCGTCTTCACCTCATCATATTTCAAATGCCGCGCCAGGGGAGCCGTCATCAACAGGCGAGGGGGATACTGCGGATACACCACCCCTTCGCTCGGATAGGGCCGCGTACTGTCCGCTTTCAGCGTAATATCCGCACCGCCCTGCACTTCATCGTTCGTGAAATCATACCCGTCAAACCGCCAATACCCTTTCAGGTTCACATTCTTGGTATCACTTAGAATCCTGTCGCGCCATGCCTGGATCTGTGCCCCACTACGGGCAACGTCCCACAATCGCCACTCGTCCAACGTCACCGGCGCGTACTTGCCAGACACATACCCCGTATCGTTGTATTCCGCGCCGAAGTACATGCCGTTGTCGCTGGTAACGGAGGTAGACGGTCCCGCTTCATCCGCAACCCCGGTCGTGGTGTGGTAATGTTCACCGTTAATGAATAACAGAATAATGGTCCCGTCTCGAACCAATGCAACATGCACCGGACTACCCGGCGTCACGTCGTATCCGCTGTCAACCGCAACGTCTGTGTCTGTGGTTGCCGTGCTGTAGGAATAGTAGAGGCTATGGTCTGCACCCGCGATGTAGATGCGGAACGGATACCCCACAGCCGATGCCCCGACCATGCCATCCCCGATATGCACCACCGTAGCCACAGCACCGTGGTTCGGGTTGTCCAACCGTAACCATCCTTCGATGGTCCAGGTCTTGCCCGTATTCAGTATTGTGGAGAAATTGCTATTGTATGCCGCACTGGCATAATCGTCCGCCCCGTCGAATCGGATACTGGTCCCGTAGTCTTCCTGTAACGGGACCATGCCCGTGGTGGGGCTAGGGCCAGCTACATACGCATACGCATGGTTCCGGTTAATCGACAGATCGTCATACACCGATTCGCGGGATTCATTCAGACGCCAATATCCCACCAAATCCGTGTCCATAAGATCCGTCTGGTTCAGTTCCCAAAACAAACGGTCTTTCGTCGCGGTCCAATTAAAGTTCTGTGTCCAGAACCGGACTTCATCTACTATAAAGTCAATCGTCTGGTTCCCTGGCGTGGCCCCCATTGCCGCGCCAATGTAAATGTCCCTGCTGCTCGGGTCTAATGTATAACCCGTGCCATTCGATGATAAGGAATAATCCACCCCGCAACGAGGAACCCCATCAGAAAAAATCTGTCCGCTGATAATGTATTTCTTGCCAGCCTCAATAGACACAATTGCCCACACATCCCGCAATGTACTGGTCGTATCGTAGAACTGGAAGTATATTTGCCTGAACGTCGGGCTATACCGCAACTCCCATCCCGTTGCGGTTCCAGAATCCAGGTTGCCTATCAGGGGGCAATCCACAGCCGGTAACGACGTGAACCGGATGCCCATGCTAACCGTAAACCCCCGACCCCAATCATATGCGGTAATATGCGGAATCACGATGCAGGCATTCGTGTTAGAGTTCGAGATGTGCTGACCACCCTCTTTAATCGAGGTCCCGTGCATCCGCGAAAAGCCCTTGCGCTTCTTGATTGTGTACCGCTGGTAATCGCAGTTCTGCGCATCGGGAGACACGTTGTCCGAAAGCACGTCATCCGCGTGCAAGCGGTCTTCCCCGGCAAATCCTTTCACTAACGGTTGCGCTGCAAGACTCATTAGCTCAGTTCCACTATCCTGTCAGACGTTACATACGTTTCTTCCGAGATGATGCCCATGTCCGCCAGGTCCTGACGGCCCACACGAAATATCTGTCCCATAATGGGCTGGTCCCGCATCCACGCCGCATCAAGCATTTCCTTAAACGACAGGTATTCCGACTGCCAGTCAGACGCCTTGTTCTGCCGCTGTATCGCCGCGTAAATCCCCTGCACAAGCGTCGGGTCAAGGTGGGAAGGCACATCAACGTTATCGTCTATCGAGGTTACTTTCGAGGGGACCCGGTAATAGAGATAGCTGATTTGGTGCGATTCATCCGGGTACGGTTCAATCACAATTTTCGGCACATACGAGAAGTCACGCCCAAGATTGGTAACAAACTGTGTCCACCCACGGAACGTAGTCAACGCACGCCGCTGATGCACAAACCCCGCATCCACGCAAAGCAGTTCTTCCTCGTCGGTCAGATCCCACAACCGCATAACCTTTTCACAATCCGATGCCAGCGTGTAATTCGGTTCATATATCGTATAGGTCGCGGCGGTATCCGTGGTCCCCTTATAGGCAATGCTCAGGGCCAACGTCTGCGCCCCGGTGTCCACAGAGTTAATCAGATATTCTTCCCCGCCGCTGATGCGAATCCGCCGACCGGCCATTGCCGAGGTCCACACCGTATCCGTACCCGTCACCGTTGTGCTGGCGTTTGTTACCGCAACCGTCCCGGTCGTGTACGGAGCCGTGGTAGAGAACCGTGCTTCCGTTAGCCAGAACGTCCAGAAACCCCGCGTGCGGATCTCATCCACGATACGGTTGACCGTGTGGATGAACCCCCGCACCGGAGCATTCTTCGGAAGCCAATCCGCGACCTGCTTATACAGGTCATGGACTGCGGTTCCCTGCCCCACACTAATCGACGTGGTTGTGAATGTGTTACCCATTAGTCTGCTACCGCCGTAAAGGGTTGACCGTGAATATCCTTGAAACCAGCCGGACACTGCGCCCACAAGTAATAGGCACTACCATCGTCCAGGAACAAGGTCACTTGACCGGAATCGTTTGTCCGCTTACCTTCCGCGACCACCGTGTTACCAGCGGCGTCGGTTGTGATCCATACTGTAGCGCCGGGTACGCCCACACCGTCTTCCGCAATGGTGATGGTGCATTCATCCGCGCCACTGCCCGATGCTCCCGATACACTAGACACTTTTGCATCAAGGTAAGAACCAAACGTGCCCACAGTCGTATGCCCCGACTGCGCTTCATCCCAAACCGCATCTGCAATATCGCCCACGGTCAGACTGGAGCCGCCAAGATCCAATCCTGCTATCGACGCATCCAGATACCCGATATTTGCCTCCACTGCATTCGCCGCCGTGCTGGAAGAACTGATTTCCACCGCATCCGATTTCAAATAATCCGTACCTGCAACCATCGCGTCATACACGTTCGCGGGTACAACAAGAAAATCTTCCCAACACGGGAGCACACCCGTTGCCTCGAACGCCACCCGCAACGGCCCAAGCGTGCCTGTATCGGTCGTGCTCAACGTCACCGCGTAATAACCATTCGCCACATGCCGCCAGTACCCGTCCCCCGCTGAATTGGCAAGCGATACGTCAGCTTTCGTCACGCCCTTGATTACATCAACGTCTATCCCTGTCGCGTTGTAGGCTACGGATTCTTCGGGGGATTTAAAATCCGTATCGTCTACCAACGGGCCAACAAGCACATCCGTTTGCGTGCTTTGTTTGATAACCTTCATAATATCTACCTCTATCGGTGTGCTACCGCCCGTGTACTCGACAGTCAGAATCGGCGGGTTGTAGGTCGCGTGCTCGTAACTGTAGAAATACCGATAGTCTCCGGTGTGCTCATCAGCACTGCCATACCATCCGTTGTTTATAAAATGCCACTCGATTTGAATGGCGTTCCCGCTTGCCCATCCTGCAAGATCAACAATCTCCTGCACAACCGTCTTGAGTTCGGGGGATGTCCTATTTGTATTCATCCCCCAATTCGCGGACGTGGGCCACCATGTCACATTCGCTGTCGTTCGCGGATACGTCGTTGTGTCGTTGTAATTCGCAATGGTGGTGATTTGCGGGCAATTCGCAACCTTACGCCCCTTTAGCGAACCAGAAGGAGTTGCGCCTCCGTCGTATTGACCAACGATGGAAACTACCACTATGTTAGCGGCGACAATCGTCGCCCCGGCTGGAATCGCCACGTTTGTGAACCGCATGAATGAGCTTGTGCCTACAAGCTCCTCGTTGTCTCCCACCTGTAATTGGTTGCCGGAACTGGTGAGTGTATTTCCATAGGCAACATCGCCATCATCCCCGCCGGCAGCTACCGGAATCGGGTCAAGCGTGGGGTCAATAGACACGGGGAATTTAGCGCCCTCAAGGTCGGCCATCGCAACACCGACTACCGCAAACGGACGCCCTCCACGGCTCACGATGTCGAGACTGGCCGCAATCTCCTTCCCGCCCGCGTCCCATGCCCGCGCCGGGTGGAGCTTCCAATAGTCCCCCCACGCCAATGACGGTGCTTCCTTGGAAGCTGCGGTAATGAGCGAAACTTCCTGTCCCGAAAAATCTGCGGAAACTCTCTCTGCCGTGACGCCTGCACACGCCGCCGGGGCATTAGCGGTAGAATCCCAAGCCATCGAGAGCACAGCGCACAACCGCAGCCCCTTGGCGTCAATCTTGGGCGACGGAAGAGATTCTGTTTGATGTATCGTGATAGCCTTCTGGAACCCCAAATGTGATACCGTGTAACCAAAGTCCACCCCCTTGCCGAACGCATCCGGCCACGTCACCGTGTTCCCCGCCACCACCGGCTTCACGTCCCCTACCGTCGCTATCGTCTGCGTTGCCCCCGCCGCGTTCCTGT